AGCTTACCAAGCGATTACAGGCTGATATGGCCTCTGATTCATGGCTATCGAAGAACATACGTCCGCTAACTCTAATTGCAATTCTTACCGGCTACTTTATTTTTGCTGGGCTGTCTGCTGCGGGAATCAATGTTAATCAAGAATATGTACAACTTCTGGGGCAGTGGGGAATGTTGATTATGTCCTTTTACTTCGGTGGCCGCACTCTTGAGAAAATCATAGGGATGAAGAAAAATGACCCAGCTAAGTGAACACTTCTCTCTAGAAGAGCTAACGCATACAGACCATCGTCAGTTCGAAAATACGCCAAACAAGCAAGAGCTTGGAAATCTAGTCCGACTGGCTGCTTTTTTGGAAAAAGTAAAGATCGCATTGGGTGGCAAGCCGATCATAGTTAATTCGGCGTATCGATCAAAACAAGTCAACGATGCGGTCGGATCCAAAGATACTAGCCAACATCGTCACGGCTGCGCTGCAGATATCAGAGTACCGGGCATGACGCCACGACAAGTAGTTGCAACTTGCATTGCGGAAGACATTCAATTTGACCAGATCATTCTAGAATTTGACGCTTGGACCCATCTCTCTATACCAAATGATCCAGATGCACAGCCTAGACATTCCAAGCTGATCATTGACAAGACCGGTACTAGGTTGTATGTGTGAAGCAAAGGGGCGTAAAATGGATAAAACCTTGTGTGGAATTGATAAATGACTACTCCCTCATGGGTAATGACGTATGACAGCCTGACGTCCATCGTACTTCAGTATCTGGAACGTCAAGACACGGCTGTCGTCAATGCACTACCGGCATTCATTACCCTTGCCGAATTTGAGATTGCACTAGAAATCAAAAGTCTAGGTCAGTTGCAACTTATGACGTCCACGATGACTTCTGGGAATGCAATCCTTGCAAAGCCGGCTCGGTGGCGCAAGACGGTATCAATGAATGTCACCGATTCCAGTGGGGATAAGCAGCCTGTCCTACTGAGAAAATACGAGTACCTGACGTCCTATTGGCCAGATGCAACCTCAACAGGGATGCCTCTGTATTACGCAGATACCGATTGGGATCATTGGTATTTGGCACCAACACCAAATACGAATTACTCGTTCGAAGTTCTCTATTACGAGCGTATGGCTCCGTTGAGTTCCACCAATCAGACGAATTGGATTACCCAGAACGCGCCGAATGCCATGCTGTACGGAACACTTCTACAGGCTATGCCCTTCCTGAAAGATGACCAGCGTCAGATCTTCCAACAAAAGTACACCGAAGCAATGGCCTCTTTGAAAACTGAGGACATATCGCGCGTTGGTGATCGTCAAGCAATTGCTGTGGATAGCTAAAAATGACTACATACACATCGCCCTACACCGGACAGACTATCAGCCCAAGCCAAGTCGGCTATGAAAGCCTGACGATTAGTACTAGCACGACGCTTCAATGGCCAATCAATGGCAATACATCTAGCGTAGTCGCCAACATCATTGAAGTCATAGCGACAGTTGGCAGTCTTAATCTACTGATGCCAGCGGCAACAGCAGTATCTGTTGGCCAGACAACGCTGATTAAGAATAACGGATCTAATTCTTTTACAGTCACTGACAATAGTGGTAATACGATCGTTACTATTGCTGCTGGTCTGGCTTGGTATATTTATCTCACCGACAACTCTACTGTCAATGGAACGTGGAGTACGGTTCAATTTGGAGCAGGATCTTCTCAAGCTAATGCTGCTAGTCTTGACGGATATGGATTGACTGCAGTCAACACTACATTAAACACGACTACAACAGTATCAACATTTTCCTCGAACTATACGTTGATCGGTTCTGATCAATCATCGATGTATGTATGGTCTGGTGGCGCAGGAACATTGACATTGCCAACAGCAAGTATTGGTGCTGGTTGGTATGTAGTGGTCAAGAATAATGGAACTGGTATTCTGACTATTGCTCCGGCAGGAACAAACACAATCGACGGTGCAGCAAATGCCCAACTGCAGATTGGAGAATCTCTTGTCGTTGCATCAAGTGGTAGCAATTGGTATAGCTACGCATACGGACGTTCAAATTTGTTTTTCTTCACGCAATTAGTTTTACCGGTTACCGGTGGAACAACCACATTGACGTCTGCCCAAGCGGCAAATACGATTCAAGAATACACAGGCGTATTGACGTCTAATCAAATAATCATTCTTCCATCAACAGTACAACTGTATTCAATTCAGAATGCAACAACTGGCGCTTATACACTTACGTTCAAAACAAGTGGTATTGGAACAACTATTTCTGTTCCTTCTGGCGGAACAATCATTGCCATCTGTGACGGATTAAACGTATTTAATTCGCAAACATCAACTTCAACTATTACTACGGCAACGCTAAATTCTGGATCTGCTGCAGCTCCTTCATTGAATTTTACCTCAAGCACAGGAACAGGTCTGTATCTTGCGGCAAGCAATCAACTAGGATTTGCTACCAATGGAGTAAATGTAGGGATATTTAATGCAACAGGTTTGTTATTTGTGCCAGCCGGGATACCCGGTGGAACATTCTAATGACAAAGAAAGTTGTCACGCTACAAGTTGGCTCTGGAATCCAGAGGGATGGGACGCAGTTTGCATCTCCATCTTATGTGGATGGTAAGTGGGTTCGTTTCCAATACGGCAAACCAAGAAAGATGGGCGGGTACAACGCATCATTTTTGAATGCATCGGGAATCAGCCGTGGCATGACGATGAGTGCTGACAACGGTCTAAACTACATTATCTCTGGCTACACAGCAGGGATTGAGAGATGGACGACTGACAACGATAACGCAATTGGATCTGGACCCACGCCAATAACTTCATCATATTCAACAAGCGCAAATACTCTGTGGCAATTCGACATTGGATACGACGCGCTGGGTAACGGTCTGAATAACTTAATTGCCCATCCGGGGCAGAATCTTAAAGATATTTCTTCAACAGTCAATACAAGGCCAATGTATGGCCAATTTACCGGTACAACATTGACAAATGTTGGTGTATTCACAGCATCAGGAACTACTGTAAATGGATCTTACCTAGTAACTTTTGCCACTACTAATGTGGCTATAGGTGCTGGAATATCGGTAACTGGTGCTGGCATACCTGCAAGCACAACAGTCGTCTCTGCATTGTTGAATTCTTACGGCCCTGTTGGAACTGTATCAATTGCAACAGCTGGATCAGGATATACAAATGGAACATATACCGCTGTTCCTCTTAGTGGCACTCAAATTGGTTCTGGTGCCCAAGCGACAGTTGTTGTTGCTCTGGGTGCAGTATCGTCAGTAACGATTACTCTTGGCGGGTCAAATTATTTGACGCCAGATAATTTTACAATTGCCAATACTTATTTGGGTGGAGCAGGTAGCGGATTTAGTGGATCGATACAGACCCTTGCGTCAGTTACGTCAACATTATGGACAGCAAAATTAAGTGCTGCTGCAACAGCCTCGGCAACTGTTACTTTGACGTTTGATAATAATATTTCTGTATCTGGTGGTGTGGTGATGTTGTTCCCATACCTTTTTGTATATGGCAATAATGGACTGATTCAGAATTGTTCTGCCGGAAACTTCAGCGATTGGATATCGGCTGATGCAAATGCCAACAATATTTCATCGACCAAAGTAGTCAAAGGACTTCCTCTAAGGGGTGGTACGACCTCACCATCAGGTTTGTTTTGGACGTTGGACTCAGTAGTACGAGTCACTTATTCCCCCCAGACAATAGGCACTACGGAGATTTACTGGCGATATGACTTGATCACCCAGCAATCATCAATCTTGTCTAGTTCGTGTGTTATTGAGTACGATGGACTTTTCTATTGGGCTGGAACAGATCGTTTCTTGATGTACAACGGTGCCATTGCAGAAATTCCCAATAACCAGAACTTCAATTATTTCTTTGACAACCTGAATTATGCCCAACGTCAGAAAGTATGGGTTAGCAAAGTCCCACGCTGGGGCGAGATTTGGTGGTTCTTTCCATCAGGGGATAGCACTGAGTGTAACGATGCAGTGATCTACAACGTCCGTGAAAAGTGCTGGTATGACGCCGGCGAAGCTCTGGGTGCTAGGAGGTCTGCAGGCGTGTTCTCGGAAGTTTTCACAAGACCAATTTGGGGAAGTACAGACCAGAATACTGATGGCGGATATACCTTGTGGCAACACGAAAAGGGTACTAATCAAATCTACACAACAAATGTTGATGCCATTGAATCATTCTTTGAAACCAATGTTATTGGTGCTTATGGTGGACTGGTTGGTTCTGTAGAGCAGGCAGGTGAGAATCTATGGACACGACTAGAACGAATCGAGCCAGACTTTGTGCAAAGCGGCCAGATGAATGTGACCATTACAGGCAAGGGTTATGCGGATGATGTTGATGTTGATTCGGCTCCATATCCATTTGATCCGACTACCCTTAAAATTGATATGAAGGAACAACGTCGGGAAATGCGATTGCGGTTCAGTAGCAACACGCAGAATGGTAATTACTTCATGGGGCGAATTATTCTAAGTGTTGAGACTGGCGATGTTCGTGGTACGGGTAACCCATGATTACCTACGATCCCAGAGGAATGGACTGGAATCAATATTGTAAATTGATGGAAGAGCTATTTGCTCCGAATCAATTGGGACATGTTGAAGAAAACAAATGGCGGGATTGGGTTGATGGAATGAACGGAATTGGATATTTTGTTCAATCTGGTATTCCAGATCATCGAGGATTTGACAAGTGGCAGGATTGGGCACAACAGATGATCGGTATCATGAGCATACAGCCGTAATGAAAAGGAGAAAGCCCATATGATAAGCGCAGCAGCATCCAAATATGTAGTTATTGGTTTTGTTTGCACCGTAGGCGGTGCGCCTAGAGCGTGGCGCGAACAACTGATCCTCCGTTCGGGCGACTGAGATGGCTTTTCTATATGCAGACCAGACGACATACGCTCCGCCAGTAGGTTATGCTCCTTGGGCCCCAATTGGAACGGGTAGCCCTCTATATAGAAACGGGACGAACACTCCGCCAGTAGGTTTTGATGTCTGGGCCCCTACTACTGGCTACGGTGGCCCCGTTCCTGCTGGTTTTTTAGGTACGCTACAGGCCACGCTGCAGGGGATAGACACCAACTACATCCCTGCTGGCATGTCGACGAGGGATTTCTTGACGAATGTACAAACCCCCAAAGACTTTCAGAAAAGCGGCGTCACTGGTTCAACACCGTTGCTTACACCGATGCGAGTTCGCCAGCCGGGGGCCACTGGCGATGAGACATGGAGTCAGGTAATCCCGGCGAATACCGCGTACTACATCGATGCATGGGGCAATCTTCATTTCGGTACGCCAACCGCCAACGGGTACGCGTTCCCTAATGCAGGACAAATGAAAGCAGGAACGGCACTTCAGTCTCTGGGGTGGAGTGATCCAGCATGGATAAAGGCCAACACAACACCGGTGGATGGCGGCTTCGTGATAAGCCCTTCTGCGCTTTCAGGACTCGCGGGTCAATCTATCTCGACGGGGATCGACAACGGTTATTTTGCCAAAAAATCCGGCAGCTTATGGACATCAATTAGAGATGCCGTAGAAGGTGCCGCAAGTATCGCTGGAAATTACCTTGTGCCCGGATCGAGCATGATTACGAGCAGGTTAGTGAGCGATGGGGCACAAAAATATTTGGCAAGCCCCGTGGGGCAGATAGCGATGCTGGCGTCAAATTTTGCCAGCCCTAATCCCGGCATTGGATCTCAGGTAGGGAGTGCTATTAAAAATAGTCTACCTACAAATTGGGCTCAGACACTGGGTAATTCCGGTCTTAACGCATTGGGAAACGCGACAGTTTCAGCGGGGGTAACCGCTCTTAATGGCGGCAATCTTCAGCAATCACTGACCAATGGATTAGCTGCCGGTGCAGGGAATTATGCGAGCGGTATTATAAAAGATTA